CCGGCTCGAACAGAAAACGCCATCTAGTGCGGATCGACGTTGAAAAGCTAGCTACCAATATCTACGAAGAATCCAAAAAACAGGCAGTCTCAATGAGTGTTTATCTCGTTGTAGATCGTCCTGTAAACGGATACTCCGTTGCTGAAGCGAAGAAACTGGTTGAAGGCCTTGTCGGTCTTCTCTCAGCTTCAACCTACAGCCTCACCGAAAAAGTCCTCGGCGGCGAGAGTTAAACCTCGTACGCCTCTGGACTATCTCATAGAGCTCAAACTTGGGCACTATGGGTAGGTTGTGAGATATTCTCCTCTTTTTCACTTCAACTTGAAGTGATTGAGGAGTTCCTATTTGAAAGGAGGTAGCCTTGCGCGGCGATTATGATTATCACCACGCGACCTCGGGTCAGCAACATGCCGTGACGATCTTTTTGATTGTCATTGTCATGTGCGTTCTCGGGGGGCTTTTCATAGGCCTGAACATTCTTGACCACCTTTAGGATGGTCGTACCGGTTTTGGAACGCCGGTATTGAATGTTCTCCCTTCAGTACGATAGGCTAAGGATAACCACCTCTATTAGGAGGGGCTATGAAAAGCCTGATCGCACTCTGGAATGTGTTAGCCAATGAATTGGCTAGCAGGTGTAGCACTAGCACCACCAAGGACATTAATACCGTCCTTGAGCGAACCGAACACGAGGGATTATCGTTTCTAACGATAACTCTTCCTACCTATGGAAAAGACTTTCAGTTTTGTCTTGACCAAGGGTTTGTAACTCCCGAATCCTTTTCTTCCTTTCGGAAGACTGGATCGTGTCTCCCCTCATTTTTGAGAGGTTTCACGGAGTTGGTGTTCGATTCTGGTTCTGGTGTCCTTTTGTCTGAGCCCGACATTGAAGCAATCTATGCTGTAAGACAATTGACTTTGATCTTCAGCAAGATCCTTCTACCTTGTACTCCCGAGAGGGAGCGCAAGGCTATGTCGGACTACGTCCAATGTGATATGGAGGTCAAAAATGTTGAAGCCTGTCTGCCTGATTCTGATGTTGATGAATTTGGCCGTATGGCTCAACTTTTGTTTGGAGATGTCTTCTCTAACCTAGATCGAAAGATCTGGGAAGGAGAGATCATTCCCAAACACGGTCCCGGTGCTGTCGCTGAGAGACTTACCAGTAATGGTAAGTATCGAACGCAGTATTGGACCGACCGTCTGGAGGAAGTCTTCCACGTTGGAGATTTCCTTTACCCCAATGCCCGATTCATTGAATCGGACTATGAAGAGGACGGTATTGACTTCCACGAACCCGGTTCAGAGATCCCATCTCGGGTAATCTCTGTTCCTAAGACGCAGAAGACGCCTCGCATTATTGCCATCGAGCCCTCATCTGTACAATATGTACAGCAGGGGATACTCGAGGTTCTAATGTCGAGTATTCACTCAACTTTCTTGAGTGATTTTATCGGAACTGAGTCTCAAGAGCCTAACCAGCTCCTGGCTCAGAAGGGTTCTGGAGATCAGACCCTAGCCACGCTTGATTTAAGTGAGGCTTCTGATAGAGTGTCTTCTAAGCTCGTAAGGACCCTCATGCGGAACTTCCCTCTCAGTGAGAAGGCCGTTTTTGCATGTAGGTCCGAACGGGCCTCTGTTCCTGGTCACGGTGTGATACCGTTGGCCAAGTTCGCATCTATGGGTTCGGCTCTTTGTTTCCCTTACGAGGCGATGGTTTTTCTTACCATCATATTCCTCGCAATAGAGAGAGAGCAAGGACACCAGTTCGCCAAGAAATCTGAATTTCTAGATTTTCTTGGCAGGGTGCGTGTCTACGGAGACGATTTGATCGTCCCTGTGGATTATGTGCATACCGTTGTAGACTTTCTTGAGTCCTTCGGGGCTAAAGTTGGTCTCAGCAAGAGCTTCTGGAATGGTAAATTCCGGGAGTCTTGCGGGAAGGAGTATTACGATGGCCATGACGTTTCCATTGTCAAGGTCCGTCGTTTATTTCCTTCACAGCGGCAGCAGGTTGCTGAGGTGGTGTCACTTATCGAACTTAGGAACCAAATGTATTCATTTGGTAACTGGGTTACTGTTAAGTGGCTAGATGGAAAGATTGAAGGGTTGATTCGTTTCTACCCTAAAGTCCTTCCTAGCTCCCCAGCGTTGAGTCGTCATTCCTTTCTTGGTTATGTTTCTGAGAAAGAAGACG